AGAGCTTCTGATGGTGTTGAATATATAGAGTCCATGATAAAATTTCAGAAATCCGCCAGATACATTGAGCAGATAGTTGCCCAAACAGCATACATAGATGGACAGGAAGTTAGAATATACATGGAGCAGGAACCTGGTTCCAGTGGTAAGAACCTGATTGATTTTTACAGGAGAAAAATCCTATCACAATTCGCGTTTTATGGTAATCCTGCGCAGAAGAGCAAAATAGCAAACTGGATGCCCTTTGCATCATACGCAGAGGCAGGTAATGTTAAATTGGTTGAGGGATATTGGGTTCCTGATTTTCTGGATGAGATTGAATTAGTGCCTGATGGACAGTTCAAAGACCAGGCAGATGCAGCAGCGGGAGCTCATAATGTGCTGGGGCAAATAATTGGAGTAGAACCTAGATTTACGGTTGTGTAATATGAAATATAATGGAAAACATTCTGGGTTGAGGAGGTTGTTGAGAAAATCTTCTCTGTTTTTTAAAAATGGCATATGGGGTTATTCTGTTAGGGTTTTACCTAATAATTCTGGATTGGTTAAGAGTGAGAAAAATTCTAGGTTAAGGTGGTTAGATTCATTCAGAGAAAAATTTCCTAAGGTTATTATAACGATAAATGGAGAAAACCATATTGTTGGTGTGGTTAAAAAAGAGGAGCTGGGATCAATTACAAGATTTACGGTTGTATGATGGCAAAACTGAAGAGTCTAGGGGTTATTATGAAGGAAATAATTGGTGATGTTGATACAGATGATTTATTTTCTGATGAGGAACTGGAAAAAATAGCCATTATTAAGAGTCGGAAAAAATTAGATGCTGAAAGCAATACAAGAAAAATTGTGGAACGATTTTAGGGTGTTGATGAGAAAAAAGGCATTGATGAGGATGTATTGTTACACCTGTAATCCAGAGATGAAAAGTAGGTGTAGGAGAATTAACAGGAAGCAATGTGAGCATATAGCACAACAACAGGCAGAATTAGATGTTTTGATTAAGGGTTTGTAGAGGAGGAGTTATGGCATTTACTAAAAGGTATCATCCAAACGAAATATGGGTTCAATTTTCATTCTTTGCACAAGGGGATGGTGCAGTAGCAAATATGGATGAAAGCATTTCATTATCGTCTCCCTACATGATAGATGAAATACGATTGGCGTTTTCAGGAGTGTGTTCGAATGACATTTATTTCAGGTTGTATTTGGATGCTATTGAATCAGCTGCCTATGATGGTTATGTACATAGTTATCCACTATCGAATTCAACATGGTATATTTGGAGACCATCACAAGGATGTCCTATGTACAATCAATCAGGAGATATCCTTCAGATGAGTTGTATTACAGATAACAAATGGGGAATAACCGTCCTTGGGCATATTGTTTCTAACAAGAGGTCATGATGGAAACCATAATAAAAACTATCTGTGTTGAATATGGGCTACAGGGATTGTTGATGGCTGGGGTAGTGTTTTTTCTGTTCTGGCTGGCTAAGGAACATAAAAAGGAGAGGGAAATTTGGAGAGTGCAGGCTGAGAAACAATACCAATCCATGATTGATGTGATCAGTAAGAATGCTGAGGTAGTAGCTGATTTGAGGAGTGTGATTTTGAATAAATTGTTATGAAGCTAATTGAAGATCAAAGCATGATGTTGAGGTTGATGGCTGCATATGTAGCAGGTGGATACGAAATACAACCTGTTAATATGTTTGCTGTTAGAAATCCTAACAAATTGGAAGATGGTATCTGGAATGACCGGTTAGGATATTGGGATGAGAAAGGACACATTTTAATTGCAAGAGGAACCACCGACCCATCTCCATATTATATTCATTACCATCCTATGAACAGAGCTGGTACTGCTATGATGGTTTCTGGGTACCAAAAAAATATATGGGTTGAGGATAGGCACGGTAAATCACAATATACAGCTCTTTGCAATCGTAGGTGGAAGAGATGTGGAAAACAGAAAGTGGTGAGATTGGATAAGAATTATCAACCTGTCAAAAATAAATCTGGTGGTGTTAGAATATTCGAAGGTTATTTTTGTTGCAATTTCCACAGAGGAGATAAATTCAAACCATTACCTAAAATTGGCCCTTACAGCGGTGGGTGTCAGGTTATTCAAGACCCCCATGATTTCGCTGCAATTATGGTTGATGTAATAGGTAAGCAGAAATTTTACAGTTATTATATGTTTGAGCATTGGGAATCTGTTATTGAAGAATTGTTGGAGGTAGAATTATGAGTGAAAAAGCAAGACTACAATTCATAAAGGATGTTTTGGGCAAGAAAAACAGATTCCAAAAATTGTTAGCTATTATAGCCACATTAGGAATATTTGTATTGTTGTGCACTAAGGATTGTCATTATGAAAAATCTAAACAGGGAGGTAGTTCGTTCAATACACAAACCACTATACCATATCTGAAGAAAGGAGATGAGAAATGAGTGAATTTCTAATAGGTGTGCTTGTTGGGATTGTTGGGATGATTATTTTTATAGTTCTAACAGCTCTCAGATATGTTATTAGAGGAGGCAAGGGTGGGTAGAAAAACGAAGAATTGTTTTTTCTTGATTGGTTGTGTTTTTCTTTTATGTTTTGGATTTTATCTGCGTGGTTGTTATGAAAAGTTGAAACAGGAATCTAAACCTAAAATAGTTGATGTATCCGCTATCGGGGAACCGAAAGTTGAATTCTTTGTAAAAACTAGGAGAGCAAAAAGACAAACATTAGAACAGCTCGCCTCCTCTCCTATAGCTATCGAAGTGGATGTGATAGGGAGAAGTGAGATTGAAGTGACTGCTGAGGATATGGGTAAAAGGACAGTACAGAAATTCAAGGTTGATATGGAAGCTGAAGGTACTTCTTTGAAAGACAAGGCAAAACTCCTTGGATATGGGGCTCTGGCTGGGATTGTGATTGGTATTATTATCACTGTCGGGATAGGAGCTGTTGTTGGAGTTGGGATTGCAGGGTTATGAAAAATCCATTCAAAAAAATATCTGCATGGTTTCAAACAAAGGTCAGCAAAGCTGCTGCGGTAATGATATCTATCGGTCATGGTGGTACTATATGGCCACCAAGGGATTATGAAAATTTTGCCAAAGAGGTTTACCTCAAAAACATTATAGGATTCAGATGTATAATCAGAATAGCGATGAGTTGTGCTTCTGTGGAATGGAAGCTGTTCAAAGGTAGTGGGAAGAAGAGGCAAGAATTAGAAGATCATCCGTATCTGAAAATGGTACAGAGAGCTAATCCACAAGATAGTTGGAATTTTCTGATATTGAAGGCCATCGCATTTCTGATGCTTGATGGTAATTCCTATATTGAAAGAGTGGGAGTGAAAACAGGCCCAAACATGGGACAATATAGAGAATGGTATGTACATAGACCTGATAGGATGAAGATTCATGTTGATCCAGAGTTGGGGCAGATAGATAAATATATTTATTCAGTTGAATCTAGGAAAACGGAATGGGATGTTGATGTTGTAACAGGGAAATCTGATATATTACACCTGTTGAATTTTCACCCATTGGATGATTGGTATGGAGCAGCAATTACAGAATCAGCCGCAACAGAAATTGATACTCATAATGCTGCTACAAAATGGGGAAAGAATTTGTTGGATAACAATTGCAGACCTGGGATGCTCTATACGATTGTTGGTGGATTGTCAGATGTTCAGATGCAAAGATTGAAACAACAATTAGAGGCAATGAGTGGGCCTGATAGTGCTGGTAAGAGTTTGATAATGGAGGGAGCATCTGGAACGAAGGCTGAGCCATATGGGTTCAGTCCAGCAGAGGTTGATTTCATAGAAACGAAAAAAGAACTTGCTCGATCTATTGCATGGGCATGGGGTGTTCCTCCTCAACTGGTAGGTATTGTTGGGGATTCTACCTATGCCAATTATGCAGAGGCATTGCTGGATTTTTGGGAGAATACTGTGTTTTATTACCTCAATTATTTGAGGGATGAGTTGAATAATTGGATGTTCCCCAGGGATGGTGAATTTCCTGATTTGAATTTTGATTATGATATTGATGCTATCCCTGCGCTGGCTCCTCGTAGAGCAGAGCGGTGGAAAATGGCAGATGAATCTGATGAGCTGACTGTAAACGAGAAGAGAGAATTGAAAGGGTATGATTCTGTTGAGGGAGGAGATATTATTCTGGTACCTGCTCAGATGATCCCTTTGGAGATGATGGGAAAAGGTGAGGAAGAGGAAGAAGAGGAAATTGTACAGGAAGAAGAAGAGGCAATCAGAGGATTGATAGAGCAAGGTGGTTATGATAGAGCAGAAGCAAGAAGGATTTTAGGATTACCCGAGGAGATGGATGATGGCAAGGACAATGTTCGATCTATTATTAGACGGACTGCGAAGGCTCAATGATATTTTTAATGAGTCAAAGCCTTATCCTAATGAGCATTCATGTAGGTTAAAAGACCCAGGACAATATGATAGGTTTAGGAGACAGAATAATTGGAGACAGAGCGGAGGGAAGAGGATTGATGCTATTTGGGGAATTAAATCAGGAGGTTCTGTAGAATTGCAGGCAATGCGTTATCCTAAAAGCTCATGGGACGCTGGTGTGGCAAAAAGTCATTGTTCAGGCAAAGGAGGGAAATTTGAAGCTGCTGGATAAATTTTTTGAAGTAGTATTATTTCTGGTTGTGTTTATTATTTTTCCCGCTGTTGTGATTGGAGTATTAGGATTGGTAATTATTTTGTTATTCATATTTTTTGGTGGATTATGATTGATATAAATTCAAATACAGCTACTCAACAATACAGGGTTGCATTCATCAGGCAGATGCAGATACTGGAGGTTACGTTTGCCAGACAGATTGGAGTGATACTGAACAGGCAATTTTTGGATGCTGCCAAATATGTAGCTATGGGGATGGATACTGAAATTTTCAATGCTGTAAAAAAATCATCTTTCAGGTTGAATCAGTTTTTGCAGAACAGATATAAACGATGCGGTGTTGTATTTGGTAATATGACATTCAAAGAATTTGAGCGATTTCAGAATGATGGGAAAAAGAGCATAGTTCCATCAGAAACAAAATCGTGGGCAAATGAATTTTGGAATACATTTAATTTGTGGATGATGTCACAGGGAGCAAAAAAAGTTAGGCAGGTAGAGAATACCACCAGGAATGCTCTGGCAACCATAATACAGAAGGGTAGAAATGATGGATTGTCCATGGCTGATATTGCAAAGAGGATTCGCAGGGACGGTAAAATTGCAAAAATGGCCAGAGCCAGAATGATAGCCAGAACAGAGGTGCATACTGCCAGTTGTTTTGCTACAAATACAGCAATGAAAACAACCAGGATAATGAGAGAGAAAGAGTGGAGCTCTAGTAGAGATGCTAGAACAAGACAATTCCCGTTTAATCATTTTGAGGCTGATGGTGAGAGAGTAGGAATGGATGATGACTATACCAGAACAGGAGAAGCATTACATTACCCCGGTGATCCAAGGGGCAGCGGTGCAAATATTATCAATTGTAGGTGTGTAGAAAAGTATTTTAGTAGGGAGGAGATAACCAATGAGTAAAGAATACATGGATTTTCCGTTTGAGGTAAAATCAGAGGATGTATTGGAAGATGGTTCGTTTAAAGGTTATGCCTCCACATTCGGAGGAGAACCTGATAGCTATGGTGACGTAATCGTCAGAGGAGCATTTACAGAATCTCTGGCGAAGGGTGGACGAAATGGTTTTGGGATTTCTCTTCTCTGGCAACATAATCCCGCAATGCCAATAGGTGTACCTACTATATTGCAGGAAGACAGAAAAGGATTGTACATTGAGGGGAAATTAGCGTTGAGAACTCAATTGGGGGCAGAGGTTCATGAACTGTTGAAAATCAAGGCTGTTCAGGGGATGTCTATTGGTTATGATACTACAGAAATAAAAGAGCCAAATGATGAACAGAAAAAATTAGGCATTAAAAGATTTTTGAAAGGTATAAATTTGTGGGAGGTGTCATTAGCAACCTTCCCTGCAAATAGAAATGCAAGAGTAACAGGAGTAAAATCAGCTATAGAACAGGCACAAAATGAACGTGAGCTTGAGGCTGCCTTGCGAGATGCTGGGCTGTCTGCAAGTGTTGCGAAGTATTTGGTTAGCCTGTGCAAAGGTTCTTTGCGAGATGCAGAACCTGAGAAACAGGATGTGCTGTCTGCGCTGTTTGAACAACTGAAATCAATAAATGCTGAGATGTTAAATTAACAAAGGAGGAAATGTAATGGATATTGATCTCAATAATATTGATTTTGAGAAAACTCCTCAACCTGAAGTGGTCAAAGCTGTAGTTGGTGAAATTAAGAAACTCAGTGATGGTGTAACTGGTATGAAAGCCAATTATGAAGAACTGCGAAAAGGTTATGAGGAGGCAAGAAAGATTCTTGAGGAGAATCAGGGTGGTTGGTCAGCTGAAGATAAAGAACGGTACACCAAGTTCACTGAGGACATTACTGTTCGTCAGGAGGCTATCGACCAGAAAACAATTGATATTGAGCAGAAGATGACAGAGCGTATTGATGGTATTGAAGTGGCTCTGAACAGGTTGCCGAAATCAATTGGTCAGGATGGGGATGTGGCCGACCAGGTAAAAGAAGCTCGTCAATTCCAGCTCGCAGCTATGGCTGCCAGGGGAGATGAGAAATCTGGTGTGAAGTATGAGACTCTGATTAAAACGGAGTCTGATGTTGAAGGATTCAAACAATACAGAGATGTACTTGAACTGTGGCTTAGGAAATATGGTGGGAGAAATGATTTGGTTCTTCCTCCTGAGTCACTGAAAGCACTTTCTGTGGGTTCTGATCCCGATGGTGGGTATACGGTTACACCTGCAATCTCCAATCGGATAATCAAGAGACTTTTTGAGGCCGATCCTATCAGAGCACTTGCATCAGTAGAGTCAATTACTACTGGCGCAATTGAGTTTATGGTTGATTGGGATGAGGCCGGATGGGGCTGGGAAGGTGAAACCGAGACTGGAGCTGAAACAGATACTCCGGAGCTCGGGAAAAAGCGAATCCCAGTTCATATTATGTATGCCAAACCCAGAGCAACTCAAACTCTTCTTGAGGATTCAGGTATTAACATCGAGAACTGGTTGGCTGATAAAGTATCTAATCGGTTTATGAGAGGTGAAGGAGCTGCTTTCGTATCTGGAGATGGTGTTGGCAAACCTAGAGGGTTTTTGACCTATCCAAATGGAACTGCTTATGGTCAGATTCAACAAACCGGTATGGGTGGTGCTGGTGCATTTACAGCTGATGGTTTGATTGATATAAAGTATTCTTTGATTGAGTATTATCTCACCAGAGGTACTTGGTTAGTTAATCGATTGTCAGTGTCTGAAATAATGCAGCTCAAATATGGTACTGGAGAGTATATCTGGAAGCCAGGTTTTCAAGAAGATAAACAAGCATCTCTGTTAGGGTTGCCTGTGAGGATGAGTACCACAATGCCAACTGCTGCTGTAGGTGCTCTTTGTGTGGCGTTAGCAGATTGGGCAGAAGCATATCTGGTGGTTGACCGGCTTGGGATAACTATTCAACGAGATCCATATACCGTCAAACCGTTTGTAGAATTTTACACCAGGAAACGAGTTGGTGGGGATGTGGTAAATTATCAAGCAATTAAAATCGGTAGTGCATAAGGAGGTATAGAATGGGTGGTGTAAGAGATGGTCGCGCAAATTTCAAATTTTTTGATGTGATTGGGCCTCGTTCTACCATAGGAGTTCAGGCAATTACTGGAGCCACTGTAGATAAACAAGGATATGAAACCCTTACATTCGTATTTGCTATGAATGCGGATGTTTCAGGCACAGTTTCTGGTGTTTATCCCAGTACTCTGTCTGGTTATTTCCTGAGGATGCAACATGCTGTTTCTAATGCAGCTGGCGCTCTTGTATGGTCGAATTGTGTAGCTAGTCAAATGCTCGTGGATGTTACTATTTCTGGTCAATTGAGCGGAGCTAGTGATACTAGTTGGGCATGGATGCATAAGAATAGTATCGGTTCTGGTATCGAAGAAGGTGTTTGTATGCACTTTGGTGTGATACCTGCCGACCTCAGTTACATTGAATCGAAATGGTGGGCAGCTGGATACAGAGGAACTCGTAGGTGGGTAAGAGTTATCCTTTCCACTTCGGCGGCAGCTGATGTATCAGCGATTGGATTTGCTTGCCTTGCCATACTTGGACTCGAAGCGAACTGGCCTATCAATGAAGTAAAATTGTCTGGCCCTCCTGCTGCTGAGTAGAGGTAAAAATTGATATCAATCAATTGGGAAAGGGTGGAGCTTGAAAACGGGATGTTGAAGGAGGATTCTGTAAACCTTCCCGTGGGTAGAATCCTCCAAATTCTTTCAATAAGGAGGAAAGGAAATGGCTGATACGGATTACCAAGCTGATATATTTATGCAGCAAGGAGCAGCAAAACTTGTTGGAAAATCGGGTGCTAGATTAGATGCTCAGGAGGGATTCCAATTTTTCATGGTGGACACTCAATATCTAGCTGAGACATTGAGAAATTTCCTGCGTTCACAGTATACAAAAACAGTGTGGTCAGATGCTAGTGACTCACTTGTATCGGGAGCAGATGTATCTACTCCTCCTACATTGAGTCCAGCCTATGGGATTCACTTGTTTTTGGGGGATTCAAAACAGAGTGTTGCTTCAATTGATATTAGAGAAGCATCTTTGGGGGATGAGTTAATTATTGGGTTCTGGAATGTGGATAGTGCTACTGGTATGGGCAGTGAATGTAGTTTGGAAATTCTCCAAACCGGTATCAACAGTGCTTCCATTTTCACCATGCAGGGGAGTAGAGTTTCATCTATATTCCTGTATAATACCGGATTATCCGCTGGTACTATGTCGTTTGGAGAGGCCAGAATGAAAATGGTATGCATGGCAGAAGGAAAATGGAGTATCATTGATAAAACTGCCTGCGTGAAGATTCAGGCAGAATAATGGAAAGGAGGAAGAGCCTCATGGGTAGAAAATTGAGAATGACCCAAACAGTGATAGGTTCCAACAATGGCATTTCTAATACCAGATTTGGAAAAAATCAGGTGTATGAAATAGGAGATGATCTTGCTTACAAAGGAGCCGATTATTACATTTCAGAGAGGCTGGCGGGTATTTTTCTGAATGGACTTGAGGAGGAACATGGGAGAATTCCTAAATGCGCAGAGCTGGTAGAAGAAGGGGACGAGATATCTGATGATGTGATTGAGGATGAAGAGGTGCAGAAGATTTTGGCTCAGGAAAAAGCAATGAAGGCTTCCCCAGAGAATAAGGACGCTGCTAATCTGAAGGAACGTGAAAAAAGTGGTTTTCGAGGGAAGCTGAAAAGGAACGGCAAATAAATGTCTATAGACGCAAAACCATTATCCAAAGATGGTAATAGGACATGGAAAATTACTACTGAGCCTACAGTGGAACCGATTACTGTTGATGAGGTTAAAATATTTGCCCGTATTGACGGAGTGGATGAGGATTCCTTGATAGAGGGGTTTATTAAAACGGTGAGGGAGCTTACTGAAGCATATCTGGGCAGAGCGTTGATCACGCAAACCATTACTATGTTGATGGATTATTGGCCTAATGTAGATGCTATTGAGTTCCCTCGCCCACCTCTCCAATCTGTTACCTCTGTTTCTACTGTCGATGAGGATGATTCTGAAACTGTATTCAGCTCAGATAATTACTATGTAATTACGGAATCGATTCCTGGAAAGTTGGTAATTAAGCAGGGATGCACCGCTCCAATCAATACTGATAGGTATGTAGGTGGATTTAAATTTGTTTTTGTGGCCGGTTATGGGGATACTGCTGTTGATACTCCGTCCTCCATAAAGGATGGTATGAAATTGTGGGTGGCGAATGCATATGAAAATAGGGCAGTGAATACTGAACCTCCCCCGAGCGCAAAACCATTGTTGGATTTGCACAAAGTGGTAGGATTTGGGATGGTATAAATGACCTGGATGGCTCCAAAACTGAAACACAGAATACAAATCAGGCAAGGCGTTGATACTCCTAATGATGATGGTGGGTTTGATAGGTCGTATCTGACTATTGTAAAAGTGTGGGCATCTATGAAAGAGCATAGTGAAGCATCTCAAGGATTTGTAGCATCAATTAGAGGTGTAAATGTGAGTGATGTTCCTACTCATGAATTCAAAATCAGGTATTCTGCTGTTATAAATTCTACTGTTAGAGCGTTTGGGGATGGTTTTGGTGAAGGGCTCGATGCTTCTAAAAGAGGTGGATTAGGAAAATCATTTGATTCTGGGTTTGAAGATGCGTTTGATGAGGCTGCTGATTTGAATCCTGTTAAATCTGACTATTTCATATTTCTTGAAAGAGGAGATGCCAGAAAAGGAAAGCTGTTCAAAGTAATGGGGACATCTGTTGATGAAAATAACAGAGAGTATATTAGAATTAAGTGTAGGGAGATTGAGGAAGTGGGAACAGGGTGGCCTGAATGATTAGAATGGAAGTAATTGGAGATAAGAAGGTAGTTGTTCAATTTCAAGCATTACCATTGAAAATATTCAGAGCTGCCAGAGGTGAGTTTTTAAGCATCCTTAATGATATGAGGAATTTTGTTATTGATAAAATGACAAGTACTCCCAGAGACACTTCGAAATCATATACATATGGTAGAACAGCTCCTCATCACCCATCAATGCCGGGAGGTTTTCCTGCTAGAGATAGTGGTGATTTGATAGGGAGCCTTGTCCTTGATGAACGACCTAATGAATCGGAGATGGGTTCAAATATAACACAATCTGAAACAGGTGGAGAACCATATCCTGTGTTGTTAGAAAAAGGCACAAAAAAGATGAAAGCTCGTCCTTGGTTGAAACCTACTGTTGAGGAATTTGATGATACTATAGAGAGACGAGTGAAAAATGCTATTATGAGAGGTATTGGATGAGATTAGCCCCCATAGTAATGAGGTTGAGATTATCAAACACCAGATTTGGAAATAATATTGGTGGGAGTGCAGAATTGGATATTGCTCTGAAAAATACACTGAAACGAGATGTAGCATTTGTAATACCCTTGGCAGATGCTCCTTCTCCTAACATACTTGATCCTTCCATACAGCAGGACTTGATGGAGCGTTTTGGAGTGGTGGTTGCGATTGCTACTGATGATTCACAAAAGGACAAATTAGGAATTAGAGCGTATGATTTATTGCACGATGTAAGAAACCAATTATTCAGGAGCTTATTGGGATGGGATATTGGAGCTGAAACCTTGATTGAATACAGAGGCGGCAGGATACTTGACATCAATGGTGCTTATTTGTGGTACCAATTTGAATTCCAATACAAAGTGATATTGTTAAAAGACCCTGAATCTATTGGTGGGTATATACAAAATGATGCAGAGATTATTCCAGAGGCTCCGGAGGCGGATCATATTAGTGAGCTTCCTGAAATAAATACAATTTATGCTCAGTTTATTTTAGCTCCAGATGCTGAACTGCCTGTGGGTGTTGAAGGATTTGAACCCTTCCTACCTGTGAGCACTGATATTGTTGATATGACACAGATTGTAGATTTTACAGATGATCCTAGAGCTGGTGATTTTGGTAGAGGATTTGGTACCGGATTTGAAATATATGATGAGGATAGGAGATGGTAACATTTATTTTTATTTCAACAATTTGTGTATTGGCTTATTTATTATATTCTCAATAAGAGGAGGTGGCGTTGTGGGCGAAGAACAAAAATTTTTAATTCCTAATTTTGATCTTCTGATACGTGATCCAGACACAAAACAATTCTTGGCAAAAGAAGGTGAATATAAACCTTGGATTGGGCCTGCTGGTAGGTATTGGAGGAGGAGGGTCAGATCGGGAGAATGCAGTATTGGTTCTCCAATAGTAGAGGAGAAGAAGGTTTCAACAAGGAGAAATTCAGTAATGGAGGAACAACATGGCGATTAGTTTTAACAACATACCGGAAACAACCAGGACTCCAGGAGCATATCTGGAGGTAGATAATTCGAGAGCGCTAAAAGGATTGATACAAAATCCTCATAAGGTTCTGATTATCGGGGACAAACAATCGGCTGCTCCCGCTGCGTATGATACTCTGTATGCTATCTCCAAAGACGGCTTGGCTGATGGATATTTTGGCCCTGGTTCAATAGCTGCTAGGATGTGCAATATATTCAAGCAGAATAATCCTAATACAGAATTGTATGCTATGGTGATTGGTAGTGGTATTGCAGGGGTGCAGGCCTCAGCTACAATCGATATCTCGGCTGCTATGATAGAGGATGAAGCATCTGGTGTTGGTACATATTGCTTGATGATAAATGGTACTGGGTTTGATATTCCTATAGCATCCAATATGTCAGGACAGGGTATTTGTTCATTGATAGTTGCTACTATTGATCCATATTCCCAGCTCCCTGTTGTGGCCAGTGTTGCTCTTGGGACAGTATATTTCAGTGCAGTCTGTTCTGGTAGTCAAGGAAACTATATCAATATTAGGCATAACTATTATGCTGGACAATCAATACCATCAGCTATATTTTCAGCGGAACCTGTAATTGTAAGTATGGCAGATGGTACCCTTGAACCTGATTTGGGGGATGCATGGGCGATTATAGGTGGGGAGCAATTTCATTACATCATTCAACCGTGGGTGACTCCTGCTAATCTGAAGGAGATTGAGGATGAGTTGGCTGATAGATTCTTGCCTCTTGAGGATTTACAAGGACATGGATTCACTGCTATGAAGACGAGTGGTATAGGTAGCGCTACTACTCTGGGTAATAGTAGAAATTCCCCTCACAATACAATTATACCTTTTGATGATTCTCCTAGCGCCCCAGAGGAATGGGCAGCAGCATTGGGAGCAGTAGCAGCCGCGAAACTTAATGATGATCCTGCAAGACCATTACATTTCTTACCGCTGAAGGGGATTTTACCTCCTCCTGTGGACAGGAGGTTTATCCAGTCAGAAAGGGAGACATTGCTCTATGATGGTATGGCAACATGGATAGTTGACAGCGGCGGCAATGTTCTGATTAAGAGATGTATAACTACATATCAGAAAAATGCTCTTGGTTTGGCTGATCCTAGTTATTTGGATGTTCAGACATTGGCTACATTAGGAGAAATCAGGTATCAGTACAAGGCAAGGATGGCGAATAGGTTCCTGATTCCCAGATTCAAATTGGCTGATGATACATTTCCAGTACAACCTGGTAGTTGGGTAGTAACGCCGAAAACCATAAAGGCTGAGACGATAGCCTTATTTACTCAACTCAGAGATGCAGGGTTGATTGAAAATCTGGATGAGTTCATTGAAAATCTAGTAGTAGAGAGGGATGCAACCGATGTTAACAGAGTCAATGTGTTGTTGCCTCCTGATCTGATTAACCAGTTCAGAGTTCTGGCTGGGGTGATACAATTTATTTTGTAGGAGGTAAATTATATGGCGAAGGTAACAGGTAGGGTTGAGGTTCTAGTCAACGGCACATTATTGTTGAATAAATCAGGTGCAAAGGCTTCCGGTATAGGAATCTCGGGCGAACAAGCGATGGAGAGAGAGGCCATTGTTGGGGATTCCGGTTACCATGGTAGCATAGAAAAACCTGTCATGGCGATGTGTGAGGTAACCATTACAGATAGGGATGATGTTAGCCTGAGTGATTTGGCTAGGATATTTGAAAATGGTACGGTGATTTTCAGATCAGCGGGAGGTGGAAAGGTCTATACAATGGACGGAGCTACTTGTTCTATGAATTTTGGTTTGACTGCTGGTGAAGGAGCCACAGATGTAAAATTCTATGCACCATTCTGGACGGAGACTACTGAATGATGGAACGGAAAAAGGAAGATAAACGAGCAATCACTCTCAAATATCCAATCCCGATACCAAAAGAAGGTGGTGGTGTGGTGATGACGAACACCCTTGAGATAGGGAGGTTCAAGACAAAACATCTCAGAGTGTTACCAAAAGGTTTTTTTGAGAGTGAAGGCAAAATTGAACCTGTAGATGTTATTCCAATTATTTCCGGTATAGCAGATATCCCTGAATCATCGGCTGATGAAATTGATTTGGAGGATTTGATTACTGTGGCAAGGGAGTTGGAAGCTTTTTTCCAATCGGTGCTATCCCCAGCAATTGGCGAGAACTCGTCTGGGGGATAGCATATTTTTATCATTTTGAACCAGAGACTATTTGGGAAATGAGTATGGTAGATTTAATATTCTGGGCAGAAGGGATTGAGGAAGTCAGTAAATGGCTGAACAATTCAGTATAAGCATATTATTTAGGGCAGTTGATCAGGCTACAGCTCCTATTAGAAGGATAGGAATGGCATTGAGAACTCACCTTGTAAGGGCTGCTGAGGAAGCAAATATGTCTGTTCGTAAGTTAATAGGAGCAATGACAATTCTTGCCGGCAGTAAGATGAAGTCTCTTGGGAGAGCGATGTTCTTGGCCATTTCACTCCCCCTGGCCGGTATAGGGTTGTTTGCTTTAAAATCTACAGCTGATCTGGAACAGTTACATATAACATTATCCTCTATGTTGCAAAGTGAAGAGAAAGCAAAAAAACTGACAGAGGATTTGGTTACCTTTGCAGCCAGAACACCATATGAGATGAAAGGGATAGGAGATGCTACACGACAAATGATGGCGGCTGGTATTGCTACCGAAGATATGATTGAAAC